TATGGTCGAGTCAATGACTCCAAGTTTAGATAGATTATTGCCGACAGGTTTTAATGCTCTATCAGCGAAAGCAATTGCCCCCGTTGCTCCAAGAGGCAAGAAAATGGGGGATAACTTAAACAAAGAAAGAGATAGATTGGCAGAAAAGTATGAGCCGTCTATTGCCAAGTATTTTAGAGGCATTAAGAATCGTATTGATGGCGTAGTAGGGCGGCACTTGGAAAGAGATACAGAGATAACAAAACAAGGAGCCTTCCCTTTTGATATGACTGATTTGGTTCCCAATAGTGAAGTGGGCAATCTTAGTGAACTAATTTATCGAATGTATGTTGAAGTATCGAAATCAACATACGGAATAATTAACGCAAGCGGAGTGGCGGGAGAAGTGACATGGGCAGAGGCGTCTCCTGTAGTTGCTGAAGTTTTAACGTCTGCCCCTGCAAGGGCAATATTGATTCATTCAACAACCAAGAAGAGAGTTCAAAAAGCATTGGATATAGCATTTGAAAGAGGCTATTCCATTGACCAGTTAGCAAGGGGAGTTCCAGATGAGAGATTCCCCGGATTGCGGAGTGTTTTGCAAGAATCTGAAATCAGGTCGAAATTAGTCGCAAGAACAGAAATTATGCGGAGCCAGAATTTAACAAGCACTAATTTATTTAAACGACAGGGATTTGAATACGTTAGAGCATATGACATAGACGGAAGCCCTTCTGATACTGCTCCCGCTATAGGAGACCCCTATAACAGAAGTTGTGCAGAAAGAAACGGACAGGTCTACAGGGTAGAGGACGCCTTTGACATAATCGACCACCCAAACGGCACGTTGTCATGGGTTCCAATGCCAAGAAGTTATCAGCCTGAAGGAGTAACAGTATGATTCATAAAAGTATAGAGGTTGCAGAGGCTAAAGCCCTTGAAGGTGAGCAGGGTATGGTTGAGGCATTTACCAATACGATGGGAGTTATTGATAAAGATGGAGATGTCATCGACCCAATTGCTTTTAATGGCTCCATTGCCAAAAATCTACCAATTCCTGTACTGGCAGGGCATGACCAACACACAGTTGTTGGGAAAGTTCTGACGGCAAGACCTGTTCACATAACAGATGATGAATATAAGTTATACACGCTTATGCAGATGAACATGGAAACTCAGGGAGGCAGGGAAGCCTTTAGTAATGTTAAAGGTAACTTTGTCAGGGAATGGTCAGTAGGATTTAATGTTCCAGAAGATGGAATTAAATATGAAGGTAGAGGCAAAGTAAAGGTACGGCGAATCAAAGAACTCGATTGGGTTGAGGTCAGTACAGTTATTAGAGGTGCGTCACCTCAAACAGCCACTATATCCGCAAAAGCAGAGGATGAATGTATTACCCCTGTTAATGACAAAGAAGAACCAAAAACGTTATTAGAAGTTTTTACAGGTGATGAACTTGAAGCAATTGCCTCAGACACAGAAGTCCAAGAGACTGATGCCTCTGACACAGAACTACTTCAGGCACAAATAGATTTGCTCAGATTAAAGAGCAAGAAGAAAAAGAAACCGAGGTACTAGGAGGTATCGTTTTGGATACTACAGAGATTAGAAGCCATGCTTCATATCTGCTTGAGAAGGCAGAAGAGGCATTAAAAGATGGAAACGTTGAGGAAGGTCGAGCCAAGATGGTAGAGGCAGAAAATGCCATTAAGGATGCCGATGCCAAAGATAAGGCGCAAGCTGATTTGGACAGGATAAAGGTTGATTTTGCAAAGCCTATGAATACTGTTCCAGTAGCATCAGTTGATGTTGCCATACATAGCCTTGATGAAGGCGGAGCCGAACTGAAAGCCAGTTACAAGCCTCCGTCATGGGTTAAGGGACTGCCTGCCGCCGCACAGCCAATGTGGGTACAGGAGAAAATGGGAGTTCGAGAAAAAGAGGAAGCTGTTTTCTATAAGGATGTATTCATTAAATATATGCAGTCCGCAAATGATGCAGTCTTCCAAATGGCGTTGACTCCAGATGAGAAGAAAGCGATGGAGGAAGGGACTGACAATGAAGGCGGGTATTTTGTCCCAGAGGAATTTATAAATACCGTCATTCATGACACAGGACTTCCATCAGGGACTATACGCTCCAACTGCACAACAATTCGTGTAGCAAGTAAGGACGGATATATTCCGACTCTTGCGAATGCCACATGGGGAGCCATTGCAGAGGAGGCGGCATTCTCTGACCAGACACCGACCGTTGGTCAGGTAGCTTTCTCGATAAAGAAGAGCGGAGGATTGATTAAAGTTACTAGAGAACTTTTGGACGATAGTGCTATAAACCTTCCTTCTATGCTCACGCAGATATTCCAAGAGGCCGCAGGGCGAGATGAGGAAATTGGAATACTTGGAGGCGGTGGTTCCACCGACTATCTTGGTATTACAGATGCCTCCGCAGGGGTAAGTGATTATGTGATGGCAAACACCACATCTATTACTGCCGCTGACCTGTTTGGGATTTTCTACACCCTAGAGTCTCAGCACAGAGCAAATGCCTCTTGGGTTATGCCCTCGTTGATATCGAAAGAAATCAACGGCATCAATGCAACGTCTGCTGGAGTGCATTCAGTTAACGACTTGAACACACCACCGGCGACTTTCTTGCTTGGTAAGGGAGTAGTTAATAGTGATATTGCAGGGACTGGTCTTGCTACTGCTATAACAGCATCCGCTGAGATAGGAGTATTCGGAGATTTCCGAAACTATTACATATTCGACAGGGTTGGTTTCAGTATTCGCAGAAACGACAGCCTCTATATGGAGAATGACCAAGTCGGTTTCTTTGCTACACGCAGGGGAGACGGCAGGGTTGGATTAGCGGCGGCGTTCAAGATTCTGAAAGCGGCGGCTAGCTAATAACCTAGTTAGCCTAAGTGGGGCGGTGTGGAAACGCATCGCCCCCGATGGAGATTGTTATGAAAGTTAAATGTATGAAAAGTGTCACGATAGGTTCTTTAAATCTGGCATTTGTAGAAGGCAAGGAATATGAGATAGCGGCAAAAGATGCCAAAGCCTATGCTGAATATTTCGAGAAGATTGCCACAAAGAAAACTACGGCTAAGCAAGCTGATGCAGAAGAAAACAAAGAAGCAACAACAGAGGAAAATAAATAGTGGTAACTCGCCATACATATGCCAGTATTGATAGCCTGCGTGACTATCTAGCAGGGACATCCTATTCCTCGAACTGGACAACTGATACAGCCATAATTCGCAGGATTGTCGAGTCGGCATCCAAGCGGATTGATAACTATGTTGGTATGCAGTCTTTTGGCCCACGAACTGAAACACGTTTCTTTGATATAGGTTCGGGTACA